CTTTGTCAACTAAAACTTTTTTCTGTTGTGCGGAAACAGCTTGTATAGACTTTTTGATCGAGTCTATCTGAGCGTTCATATTTTTACCGCTAGGATTATAAGCTGCAGCAAAAGCACCTGCTGCAAGATTTTTAATAGGGCTACGCATAGGCATACCCGGTGGCTTTGTTATATAAGGATTATCATATATACTTGGCGCTTGAGGATCATAACCTGCGTCTATAGTGTCTGGAATACCATCACCATCTTTGTCGTCAGGAGTACCTATTGACTGCACAGAGTCTGGTATTCTATTCCCATCTTTATCAAACTCAGGAAACTCACCTTTATTAACCGCTCTTCTAGCTTCTCCTCTAGAATAACCAGCGTCTCTAAATTCTTTTTTATCTTCTCTTTTTTCTTGTCTAGCTGCTTGGCGCTCAGCTGCAGCTTTAGCCATAGGCTCAGCATACTTTTCGTAAGTTTCCATTACAGTATCTGCTAGGTCATTCATACCTGAAGTGCGATCACCATAAGCAGCTTTGTAAGCCAACTCTCTTAAACTTGTTCCTGTAGATTCAGCCATACTTACTTCTTTTTAGCTTTTTTAATTTTTCTTTTTGGTCGTCTTTTCATAGGCATACCACCAGCGTATTGCATACCAGCGCTAGCTACGTTTCCAATACCACTCATAATCATAGCGTTATTATCAGCTACCATTTGTTGATTAGCCGCTGTCTCACCCATACGCATACCTAGTATAGTTTCGTCTCTTGCTAACTCTCTTTGCTGTCTTGAGGCTTCACCTGCAGCTCTTTGTGATTGTACGCTAGCGGCGCCTTGAGCTTTCATACGTTCGTTAGCAGCTTCTTGCTGACCTATACTAGCTGAAGCTCTAGCAGCATCTTGTGTAGATTTATTTGCCATAGCTTGAGCAAGACCTGCAATACCAGAGCTACCAGCGGCACCTTTTAAGTTACCCATTATATCTGCTTGAGCTTGTTGATTTTGCCTAGCTTCAAACTCTGCTTGCTGTGTATTTACTTGTAAGTCTTCAAAAGTGTTTTCTAAATCTTCGTATGGATTAGTTATTTCTTGATCTTGAAAAGCTTGTAAAGCTTCTTCTTGAGCAGCTTTAGCTGCTTCTAACTCATCTTTAAGTTTTTTTCTTCTGCTTAACCCAATACCTATTTGAGCTAAACCAGCTGCCGCACCTATTATTGCTACTGTTGCAAATGCCATATTATTGTTTTTTAATGTATTGTTCGTACTCTTCGTAGTCTTTAGCTACGTTATATTTTTCGAGCTCTATTAAGTCTTGAGTATTACTAGGATTTGGATGTATATTAATAAATATAGTATCTTCAAGAGCTAATATAACTCTTTTACTACCGCCAGGCGAAACTACGTAGCAAGGAGCTTCGTACTCTTCTGTTTTATCTTCTGTAGCCACACTAATACAACCTTGCAGTAAAAACCAAACATGTTCTCTTTTATGTATCTTGCCTACAACAGCAGTGTCTTTAGGCATATACATTTGTCTAACATACACACCATCTGCAAAAGTGTGCTCTAGTGGCGCTAGCTTATTACCAAGACCGTTGTTATCGCCAGCTACAATATTACTATCGTTGGCTGCAGACAATAAGTCTTCTTCAAGCTTTTGTATTTTACTTCGCATAGCTAGCGTACGCTCAGTTTTCTGTAATTCACTCATTTAATTAAATTTATATGTTTACTATTACACTTATTTGCTACTTTCAAATACGTCTGTAGCTATGTTAAATAGTTCTATTTTTTTATTACTATTGTTCTCTAGTTTTATTTCTGCAAAATATCCCAGCATGTGAGAGTTGTTTGTAGCCGCTTCTTTACTAAAAAATATAAAGTCTCCTACTGCAGCCATAGCAACTAAAGAGTCTTGATTAACAACTATAGATCCTCCGCTAGCTGTTCTTGTTATAGTTTTTATAGGTCCAGCTTTTACAATATCGTTATACGTTAGTACAGTGTCTACCGGATGTGTAGTTACACTAGCTGAAGCGTAATACAGTGTGTCACCTATTTGAACAGATCTATTTATCTGTGTTGTAAAATTATATGTTACTTCTATTACTGCCATTACGATAAGAGTTGTGTCATTCCAGATGAGTTTGCACCAGTTGCTTTTACGTAAAAGTATATTGTTGTTGCTTGAGCAGCTACAAAACCTGGAGGTGGATTAAAAAATACTTCTATAAATAAAGTTATTGGAATATTACTACCGGTAAAAGTCAAGCCTTGAGGATTATTGTTTGTTGGTGGAAACGATGTTCCGTTTTGTTGAAATAAAGTTTGTTTAATAAATATAAAAGGAGCATGACTAGCTGGCGATATACTAATACTGTCATAGCCAGAGTTTATAAAGTTTACAGCTAAACCTCTATTAGTTCCACATGAAATTCTAAATGAGTTAACAAGATTTTGTGTGTTTATAAAAGGCGTACCAGTAGATACTGTAGTTAATGTTTCGTCTTGCGTACCACCTGTCTGCCAAGTATTAAGAGTTGTGTTTATAGTATAATTGCTACCAGCTGTTATTCCGCTAAACGAAAGATCTGTATTGTCAGCTATTGAAGTTGCCGCTGAAAGTTCAAACGTAGTCGCGTTAGTTATACTTGCAACTGTAGTTCCAGCCGCAACGCCAGCGCCTGTTACAGTATCTCCTACGCTAAAAAAGCCAAGTGTATTGCCAGTTACACCTGTACCGACAGGAAGTTCATCTAAAACAACTGTAGCGTCGCTAGTTACAGCTCCATTTACTTTACCTGTAGTTTCAGCAAAAAAATGACCTTGACCACCATGATTATAAGACTGTAGTATACATTTAACATTGTGAATACCTCTAATTTTAGAATTAGTTTTATCGTTTGGCCTATCTTCATCGTCACTTCTATTTTTTAAAGTCATAGCTATAGGCACTTGATAAGATAAGTTTGCGTCAACAGTAGTGTCTGCAAAAACAATACTTACTATTACAAAGTTGTCAGGCGCATAAGCAGAAGTTGAATTAGTAAAAGTAACAGCTTTAAGCGGTTTATTACCAGCTTCAGTGTTAAGAGTAATACCGTTTGTTCCATGCGTGAAAGTTGTTCCAGAAGCAGCATCACTTGTATCGCCTGACGTACCACCAGTAACAAAAAAGTCTTCCGCGCTAATACCATTATTTTCTGTTGGTAATAGATTTATAGTTGTAGTAGGGCTTTGCGAAGGAGTAAATGTTACTGTACCGGTTGCAGTATCATTGCTGTTAGCAATTGACTGTAGATTATTAATTAAAATAGAACTATCTATGTTGTAGACGTTAGCTTGACCACTTACGTCTTGTTGATCAACAATTTCAACTTTTACGCTAAATGTAGAACCTGGAGTAGTGTCTCCAGCAAAGCTTCTAGATGTAGTTCTAGCTATACCTTGAACAGAAAACTCTTGAGAATCAATATTACCCGACGCATCAGCTGCTAAAGTTTGATTTGTAAAGCTTGATGTAACGCCTTTAAAATAATTAAACCATTTACCTTCTTTTTTTATAAACTCTAAAACTTTACCACTCTGTAAATCTGTTTCTACAGAAGAAGCAAACCAACCATTTTTAGAAAAGTTGTTATAATATTGTTGATCTGCAAAAGTTAAACTAGCTCCAGATCCTACTGTAGCAGCTACCGCAGCTGTCAACGTTAGAGCCGTACCACTTATCGCTTGAACAGTACCTACTTCAACACCAGTTGTTGTTAAAAACACAGTTTGACCTACCGCTATAGCATCGTTTGATTCTGCTAGCGTAATGCTTGCGCCGCTAGTCACTGCTGAAGCACTATTTAAAACTACAACGTCAGGTTTTAATACTCTTGATTGTGTGCCTTCATACTTTAAATACTGAAAACTTTTAACAGAGCTAGGCGAGTCGTTAAATATAGTAGTAACGGTACTATTTGAAAAAGTACCATGAGTAACAATAACACCTAGTGGAACAACGCCTGTTGTAGCGTTAGATATTGTTATTGTAGGTTCTGCAACAGTTCCACCTACACCAACCACAGTAGTATCTTCTGGTATTATTCCAGTAGACACATAACTATTACCGCTTGAGATATTTGAATGAAACACTTTATCGCCAGCTTTTATGTTTGGATTTATAGGAGAGTTTACTGGTATAACTGTAGCGCCAGCAGAAGCACTAGATCTAACACCAGCGACAATACCATAAAAAGAGTTTCTAAAAGACTCAATTGAGTGTTCGTATATATTACCAAATTTAAAAGTATAATATTCGCCGTCTAAGCTAACGCCAGCTTCAGGAGCATACGATTTAAAACTAGACCAACCATTAACTTTTTCGTTAAACGATATTGTGTCTACAGTCTTAGTGTTAGGCTGTGTATTAGAAAGGCTTGTTGTACCTCTGCTAAGATTAGAGTGTATAGATAAATCATATTCACCTAGTCTATCATTAAAGCTACCTATACAAACTAAAGCTTCTTTTAACGTATCTTTAAAATAATCAGACATGCCATATTCAGATATTGGCGTTAGCCCATCGTTAGACAGTCTTAAAACTGCACCTCTAAATTTATCTGTAAAATAAACTCTATAACCACTTACAACTACAGACTCTGGATTATTAGAAACTCCATATTCACCTGAAAAAGGTATTGCTGTCCCAAGAACCTGTGTGTTTGAAGTTACGTTTGTGTTACCATCAGCGTTAAATAAAGCGTTCTTGTTAGCTAAAACTTTCAATACTTTATCTTCACACAAAGCAACTATATCAGTATCTCTAGCTACAATTTTTTGTATACTACCATACACTGGATTTAAATCTTTTGTAATAGGCTCTGCTTGTATAAATTGATTCAGTCTGTTTATTCCTGATGTAGAGTTGTATATTCCAGAAAATATAAATCCATGCTCTCTTTTTTCTTCTTTATAATTTTCAAATACAGTAGAAGCTTTAACACCATTAGCTATAGTGGGTGCATTAAAATCATCTCGTATTCTATCAGATTCTACTCCGTTTCCAAAGCTATAGCAGTTAAACCAAGGTAAAACAACTGTAGCAGCATCAGCTGTATTACCAGCACCTTGAGGATGTGTAAACTTTTTTATAAATACTGTAGTATTATCTGCTCCAGAAGCACTGTTATTGTAAGAACCAGTATCATTTTCAAAGTGTATTTCAGATACGTTGATTGACCCGTCTTTTTGTTTAAAATGAAGAGTTCCTAAATAAGAGTCATTTTGAAAAGTAAAAGCTCCACCTAAAGCATCGTTTGGCGCATTAGGAGCGTCGCCATTAACAGATTTAAAAGTCAAAGCCCAAGCTTGTTTAGCATGATCAAAAGTTATAGTATTTACAAATAAAGTAGCAGCAGTGTCGTAGTTAGTACTAGTTGTATTGTATTTTTCTGAAGTAAGCTTAACAGAGCTAGCTGCATTAGCCACATAATCAAAGCCAAAAACTTCATCACCTGGATTAACCCACTCGTGTATAGTTTCTTCTGTAAGTTGTATAGGATAACATTGACTAGCTTCGTAGTATAAGTTAACATCTCTGTCAGGTGATGGTAACACTTCAAATATGGCAGCGTCTGCTGTTGCAGGACTAGCTGCGGTGCCAGTAGGATTATTACTATTGTTTAGTTCTCCTGTGTTATTTCCTGACAAAAGATTAGTTATATTTTTAACTTTAACAAAAAACTTTCCTTCTTTGTCAGTTTGACTTATTGCTGGATCAGTACCGTCTGGCGCTTCATTTTTTATATCAAGAACTTTTATTTTATTAGCTACAGTTTTGTAAGTAGTAGCCCCACCGTCTCTTGCTTTTTTGATAGATAAAAAGTCTCCTTCTTGCACTTTGTTTCTATCAGAAGAATTAAAAGCTAAATAAACAAATTTATTATCAACATCACCAGCATCTTCGCCTAAACTTGTTGCGGCGCCGTTAAAGTTATAAGATCTATGTAAAACTAAATTATAGTATTCATTTGAAGTTTCTTTAATATAGAACTTATAATGCGTGGCCCAGTTAGGCGCTAAAGAAAGTATAGTGGCTTGTAGCTTTAAATGTTGATCAGACAAATCTATAGACGAAGTTAAAGAGCTATTTTTATCAATCAACACAGCTGTTTCTCTTCCTAAAAAATCTTTATATACTACACCAACTTGGTAAGTTCTTTGGCTTTTTATAGACTCTTTAGGCGTGCCAGCGCTAACGCTACCTAAGTTTCTTATGGCTAAATTTATTTCTGGTCTTAATGTTTTTCTACCACCGTCAGAATTAACTTCATCTATGGTTAAATCATAAGCTTGAGTGTAGTTTGCGTATATCAGCCTATTAGCACTTATAGCTTGGCACTTAGCTGTTTTTGGAACGTTGTCGTAACTTCTTAATAGTTGATTAGAAGGTATAGTAGATCCAAATTGCTCTGCATCCATAGATATGCTACCTTTGTTAACAGCAGTAACCCACTGATTAGCTCCTAAGCCTACATAAGTAGAATCTAAAAGTAAAGTTTCGCAAATAAAACCTTCTGCGTCAAATTCACTATCGTTAAATCCTAAGTTGTTTCCTAAAGCATTTGTAGATAAAAGCTTATTTCCTTTTATATTTCTAACAAAATAAATATTAGGTGATATATCTTCTTTATAAAGTATGTCTACACTAACAGCGTCTAGCGGCATGTTTGCTGGCGCAAAATTTTGTAATTTAAAAAACGAAATGTTGTTTTCCATGCCTTTGTTAAAGGCTTCTTTAGAATCATAAGAGTATGTTCTAGGTAAAAAAACAGGATTTGTAAATGGTGATAAAGAAGAAACTTCACCGTCAGGATAAACATATCTATAAGCAAACCTTACAAAGTTTTCTTTAAATAGTTTTTCATCTTCACTAGCAACTCTAGTTATTGTATAATCTTCGTTTGCGTCATCAAGCGTACCTTCAATGCTAGTCACAGATACTGTTATTGAGTCTGAAGAAGTATTACCTGTTAAGTCAACTATAGTACCTCTAAGAAATATAGCTGCATCGTCATGGTCAGTAACTAAAACGTCATCACCAATAGCAAAAGCATTAGCTTGAGTAGTATTAATTGCTACTTCATTGCCTACCGTAGCGTTTAATCCACTAGATCCTAAGTTTATAGCACCAGTCGTTATAGCAGTAGTAGAAGCAAATAAAAAGTCTGTATTTCTAGAGTTATCAGTAGCTAACACTTTAAGCGGCGTAATAGGTGCAGGCCTCATTACTGAAACATGTTCTAGTTTCATAGGCGTATTATATCTTTCTGCAGTACCGCCTACGTTTGCATTACCATCAGCGCTTTCGTTATATATAGCGTTCCAAAAGTTATTATCTAAACTAGATTCGCTTGAAGTTGGAATCATTAAATGTGTAGTATTAAATATACCACCTGGATTAGATCCGCTTATAGTACCTTTTAAACATCTTTCAATGTTTATTTTTTTAGGTTCATTTCTTCCGTCAGTAAAAAACAGCATGCCGTCAAATATATCTATAGCTGTTATTATATTAGTTGGCGTTGGCGTTAGTATCTCACTGCCGTTAGCGTCAGTATATAAAGCTTCTGTTCCTGATTCAAAGTTTAATATTTTTGGCTTTGTAAAAACTAAAACTACACCAGCATTAAATTGAGCACTAGTTAAAACCGTAGCTTTGTTAGTAGTTATTTGAACGTGATTAGTGCTAGAAGCATCTACAGATTGAGTGTCTTGAAAATCATCGACCGCTATACCTGTTACTTCTACATCATCGTATTGACCAAGCCAAACACTATTGCCGTTAGCATCTACAGCATCTACCTTCATGCCAATTTCTATACCATTGTAATCAACGCCAGAATTGTTAGCTCCGTTTATTGTATCAGAAGAAGTGTAGTTAGCTATTCTTAATCTGACCTCGTAAACATCAGTAAATACTGGCAATATAGACTGACCAGGCAACCTATAAAACGCTTCACTTGGAGTTGCTTCAAATATACAGTCAGATCTTATTCCAGCGTAAAAAGTTGTTCCATCTGAGCTGGCGCCTTCTACAGGACCAGCAGCATCCTTTACAAAATAGTAAATTCTATCAGTAGTAGTATCTTCTTTAACACCTACAACTTGAGCTGGTGAATATGCAAAAGTTACTCTATCAATATTTTTAGCGCCTGTGTATAAAGACTCAACGTTTTCAAAAACATATCTACCTGCGCTTCCACTACCATCTTTGTAGTTTCTTGGCTTTTTAAATACAGTGTTGTCTAAAAATTTAGTGCTTAATAAATTTTCAATAGCACCAACATCAGAATCTTCTGAAGTTGAAACACTAATATTCATAGCATCTCTATACTCATTAGGCGGCAATAACCTTTCATCAAGGTCTTTATTCATCTTGCCTTTAATAAAACTTCTATTTAATTCAGGCATGTATTAGTGTTTTATATGTTTAGCTTTACCTCTTAATTGTTGTACTATTTCTTGTAGCTTAATATTTGATAATCTAAGCTTAGCAGTTCTTTTTGTAGCAAAAGCTTCACGTCTAAATCTTTGTATTATAAACTCAGGTATATTAGCCCTAGTAGTTAGTATAGCATATGCTATATTTTTGTACATTGCTTCTTCAGCAAACTTATGTACTTTCATTTCAGCATCTGTTCCTAAACTATCACTAATATAATCTAATATAACTGTTTTACCAGATAAGTTAGAGCTAAAATGTATTTTACCTTTTTTATCATCAATATAAAAACTACCGTTTACTTGAGCTTCGCTTGGCTCTATACCGTAACGTTGACCAACAATATCATTGTATATATCGTCGTCATAATCATAGTTAGCTGTTTGATTTTCTGCAGGACTTGATCCTTTGTATTTAGTCCAAGTGTCAGAGTCTGATGTTTGTATTTCATCGGTGCTGAGTGTATAGCTACCATCAGCTCCTTGAGTTATAGCGTCTGGATTACTACTAAGTCTAGTTGGATGTATTATTCTTTTAATACCAGCGCCGTCAGAAAACGAAAGCTTAACATAGTTGACATAATCGTGTGGTAATACCATTTGCAGAGTTGCAGGCACTTCTATTTCTTGCGCTTTAGTAGATTTAAAAACGTCAAAGCTAAATTCTTGCAAAGCTCTTTGCGCATGAAACGCTACGTCAGCTCTTCTAACTTTACTTAATAATTTTTCTTCACCAACGTACGCTAATATAAATTGATTTATAATATGTTGTAATGAAGTAAATTGATAATTACCATAATCTTCATCGCCACTGTTAAAACTATTATCTGGTCCTTCGTAATAGTTTCCTGTTGTTCCTTCAAATAATCCCATATTATTGTGCTACTTGTACGTTTCTATTATCTTTATCTTTACCTGCGGCTATACCTACTAAACCTGGTTTGTTAAGTAATATACCAGCAAGTTCTAGTATTTTAAATACTAATGTATCTTCTTCAGATGGGTGTAGTTCAAAGTTTACAGTATTAGTTGAATCATGCAAAGGATATTCGTTGCCGCCAGCAGACTGTGGCACAACAACATAATTCCAGTAAGGTGTAGTAGGTTTAGCTATATAATTACACGATATATTAGAAGTAGCATAGCTAGGAGTATTTGCAGAAGGAAATATTTTTAGTACAGTATTAGTCTTGTAAACATATACTGGTCTGTTAGCGTTAGGTTTAAATAAACCTGTTTGCTGCATCATACGAAGATCGTTGATTTCTACACGTTCTACTTCAATAAAGTTGTCTGAACTTACTTCATAAAAAACTGTACCTAGTCTATGCACAGCTGTAGATATTGGTAGTGTTACTTCGTTTGTGTTTGCTATAGCAGACATAGCTACATCAAATTGTTGAAATGGTGCTATTTTAGCGGCTAACGTATCTACCATATCACCGTATTCTGTAGATACACCTTTAGTCATCTGCGCTTGATCTAAGTCGTCAAAATAATTTTCAAATATATCTAGCTGCGCTTGCTCTGCAAACAAGTTAAATTCTATAGGCGTAATATAGCCTCTTTGTTCTTTATTAGCTATTGCTAAAACTTTTTGATATACCGTGTCTATACTTACTGCCATTATTATATTTTTATAGTTAAGCAACCACCCCGTAGAGTGGCTGCTCTACTATGTGATTAATTTAATCGTTTCTCAATGTTGGAGTAAATCTCCATACCTTCATCTGTTTTAAACCAAGCAGCTAAAGCAGAATATGGGTGCTCATCAAATGGTACAGTCATAATTTTTCTATCATTACTGCTCCACATGAAATAACGCTGATCAGCTGATAACTTTATTATATTAGCTTCTACAGCTTTAATACCAAAGTTTCTAAGCATCACATTATCATCTGTAGTGAGTTCTAAGAACAGTTTAGGATTTCTCTTAGCAAACAGCAACAAATCTCTTCTAAGCTCCTTAGAACTTAAGTTAGTTACTTCAGATCCTTTTTCTACTCTCATAATAGCTTCAGCCATATCAACATCCATCTCTTTAGCTATCATTAACGCCTGCACTTCAAACTCTAGCCAGTCTAGTTGATTTTCTGCAACTTGAACAGGTTTGTGTTCGTAAAATATTTTATCTTTGTGCGGGTGGTATATAGATAAAAGCTTTTGCAAAACTGTCTCTTCTTTTGGAACATACAAAGAACCACTTCTAAATATAATATGTGAAAGTCTTTGATCACCTTTCATTTCATCTACAAAACAAGTTTGTTGATTTTTACAATACTTAAGCTCTCTTTGAAAACCTTTTTCTTCGTCAAACCAATATATGTTAGTTGATCTAATCATATGAGACAATGGTTTGTTTCTACCTTTTAAATAATAAATTCTATCTTTTACCTCCCACTCAGGTTTTTTAGGTTGTGGCTTTTCAATAACTACTTCAACCATTTTATTTGTAGCTTTAACTTCTGGTTGTGCTACTTCAACTTTTGTTTCTTTTTTCTTTGCCATAATATAATATAATAAAAAATTAATAAAAAACTACCCCACCCGAAGGCAGGGTAGCTTAAAAGTGATTTACTTCATTAACATAAAGTTGTTAGCACCTTGAGTAACTAAACATCTTTCAGATAAGAAGTGAATTTGCATTGCATCTAAAGCAGACGTAGCAGCTCCAACTGAACCAGTAGTCCAAGTTTTCATTCTACGATCATCTGTTTGAGAAGCTCTGTATCGAACGTGTAAGAAAGGACGCTTAAGGTTCTTTCCTAATTGCTGATCGTATACAGTTGAAGTACCAGCGGGAATAATGACTCCACGGATAGCGTTAGCACCAGCCGCGTCGTTAATACCACCACGAGTAGCTTTATCGTTTAAGTAACGGAAATCAGACTTATAGAAGTCATAAGAACCTCTTCTGAATCCAGAGAAACCTAAATTTAAAGCCATATCTTCGTCGTTCTCAAATACACCGTAAGATGTACCACCAGCACCGTAAGAGTTCATAGAAGCTAACATATCGTCAAACGCTAAAGATGTAGCACGGTTAACGAATAACATGTTTTCTTCAATAGCACCTTGAGAGTCAAACTCAGCAAGTATTGCGTCAAACTCAGCTAAATCACTAGCAGCGTTAACACCAGTAACACCAGTAGTAACATTACCTCTTGATTCAATAGCAGCAAATAAACCTTCAGTACCGTACTGAGTAGCTCCACCAGCAATAACTTGATCGTTAGCATCAAGTAAAGTGTTTGAACCATCTGCAGCTGATTTTTCAGACTCAAGCATAGACATTTCTAAGTAATCATTGAAACGAGCTCTTGTGTCAGATTCAGCTTTTAAGTACCATAAGTAACCAGACTGTCCTTCTTCGCCAGTAATCTCAACCCAACCAATACGAGATGTATCAGATCCTGATACTTCGTAGTAGTCTTTCATAATGATAGGCTTGTTAGTGAAAGTTTGAAATCTTGGCTCGTTAGCACCTCTTCCTTCAGCAGTAGCATCTCCAGCCGCAGCATTGTAAGAAACACCTTTGCCAAACTCAGAACCGTAAACTAAAATAGTAGTTTCTTGATTACCAGTAGTAGATAAAGTGTCAGCTTTGTAAGGTGAAACGTCAATAACGTCTGTAGCTACTTTTGTTACTACAGCTTTAACAACGTTATTAGTAGCGTCAGCAATAATAATAGTGTCATTAACTCTAATACCATGTCTTACCTCTCCAGTATGACTGTTAGAGATACCTGCGTTATCAGAATCAGCTCCGTCAATATCAGACTGAATTGTAAGCTGTGAACTTGAGTTAAGACCACCTGTAGCGCTTGATACTTTACCTTTGTAAGATAAGTGTAATCTACCTTGCTCAGACCAAATAACTTGATCAGAAGTCATAGCCTCTTCCGCTCCGATTTTAGATAAAAAACCTGAAATGGTACGAGGACCAAATACTTCAGCTTCTTTTTCCATTAGATCGGGCAGGTATTGTTGCGACCAGTTTGTGCCAGACGCAGTAAAGTCTAAGTAGTTTGTAGCTAGCGCTTGCTTCATAGGAGCTGGAACGCTGTTTAACAAACCACCGGGATTTGAAATTGCCATTTTTAATTTGTTTTAAATGGGTTAATAATTAGTTTCTTTTTTTAAATTTAAACGAAGGCGTATCATCACCTAATACTCTTACTTTAATTCCACCTGTGCTTTCATTACTAAAAGACTGTCTAGCATCCATATTTACATTTTTTGCATTAGCAACAGAATCTTGTATAGCGTCAGCTTTACCTTGTTCGTAAAAGTGTCTAGCGATAACGTCTGGATTCATAGCAGCATATAAAGCTTTGTGATAACCTTCAATGTCTTTAATAGTATTATCTTTGTTTAAAAACTTATTGATAAAATTATTAATGTCACTTTGTTTTCTCGCAACTTCACTTGGATTAGGTACTTTAACATTTAATTTTTTACCATCGACATTGTATTCAAAACCTTTGAAATTGTCGTTTAAAACTTGATTAGTTTTGTTGATAAAATAATCAGAACGTTCTTTTGCTAATTGCTCCTGTGCTTCCACGTCTTCGTTATATTGATTAAAGAACTGTATCGCCTCTTGCTGCTCGGCAGTAAGATTTGACCCTGCTTTAATCTCGTCATAATACTTAGACTTTTGCCCGTCTAAATAGGCTTTAGCCTCTGCAACCTGCTCTTTTAAGGCTATTTTCTTTCTACGTATTTCTCTTTCTTCGTCAACTTCTTCGTCAAACTTAAAGTTTTCTTCCATAAGAAATTGTCGTTCCTCAGCGTCTAAGTGAGGCTTAGTTGTTCTATAATATTCGTCAAGCGCTGTTAAATTATCCATTTCTTCATAGTTACGGTTTAATCTAACATAATCTTCTACGCTTCCGCCAGTATCGTTCACAAAGTCAACTAGCTTTTGTATATTTTCTGGTAATGCCTGACCAGTAGCTTCAGCTTTATCTATAGCTGCGTTAGCTGCATCAACAGTGTTACTTACTTCTTCTTGGACACTTTGTTCGGCAACTTCTTCATTTGTTGCTTCGACGTTTTCTTCGCGTACTTCTTCGCTAACTCCGGATTCGTCGCGAACAGGTATCTCATCTGTGTTTTGCTCCTGAACGGCATTTTCTAATTCGTTTATTTTGTTCATATCAAGAACAATAGTACCGTCTTCTCTATAAGACACTGGCGACTCTTGTTCTACTACTTCTTCTTGTGGCTGCTCTTCTTGCGGTTGTTCCACTTGTTCTTCATTAGGCTCTACGCCTTGAACTTCTTCAATGTTTTCGTTTTCTTCCATAATATATAATATAAGTTAATAGTTATCTAGGGTCAAAACCACCTAGTCCCATGCCACCTCCAAGTATATCATTACCTGATGACTCAAACTTTTTAGGTGGTGCGCCTGTTTTTCTTTGGTCTATAAGCTCGCTTTGCTGACTAGCTTGTATTCTAGTTCTTTCATCTTTACGATCTTCTTTTTCTTTTTCTTTATTGCTAATAGACTGTAAGTCCATTTGCTTTAATCGCATGTTAATTTCAAACTCATGGTCCATAAGTTCTTTTTTAACATTAGCTTCATGCGTTATTATTTGTGTCTTAGCTTGAGTTTTTATTTGTTCAAGCTGCGCGTTCATTTGCGTCATAGCTTGTTGCTTCTGTACTTCTGCTTGAGCAGCAACTTGCTGCGCTTGTGCGTTAGCTTCAGACTGAGCCTTTATATTTTCTTGTTGACGCTTTTGATCGTCATCAAGTTTTTTCTTACGTCTAATCTTTAGCATTTGATTAGCAAGTCTAACATTTTTAATTTCACGCAAGTCTATAGCGTCAGACAAATCTATACTATTTTGCTGTAACGCTTGCTGTATATTGTTTTCAAGTAATTGTTTTTCTTCTTCATCTGGCGCAAGCTCTATAAATATGCCAAAGTCATACAAGTGCAAACTAGCCATTTCTTCTAATGTGCCAACGTTATGAGCTCCTATAGCTTGAATAAACGCATCTTTTGTAGGCGAGTACTCTATTATATCAGATATTCTAAGTGATAAACTTTCAGCTACAGACTTAGTTAAAAATAATCCAGCCTGCAGTATATGTCTTGTTGCTGTATTACTATTTGCAGCCGCTAGTTTTTGTACACCAACTAAAGCATCTTTTGCTGGAGTACTACCGTCACGCGCTTCGTTAAGCCCGGTAGTATCTCTAATCATTTGTAAATAATAGTTGTACGTGCCTATTAAACTTTGCATTTTAGCCCCACCATTACCGCTTTGTATTTCTTGTATTGGCACACGGCCTGGATTACCTTCGCCTAGCTCGTTCATTGATCTACCAATAACACTACCTGTTTGGAAGAACATATTTAAAGCTTCTTGTGGATTATAATTTGTGCCGTTACCTAAATCTATTTCAGCTAAACCGTCAGCATCAAGATAAATACCATCAGGTATAAGTCTTGACATAACTTGCTGTAGCTTTAAGTGTGTAAGTTGTATCATGTCAGCAAAGCCTGTAATACGACTAACTAAACTTTCTATACGACCGTTATACATACGAGGCGCCACAATAGAGTAATTCATTTTTACTTTATTAAAATCACTTTTAGGCCTCATCATGTTATCAACTTTCTGCCATTGTATAAGCATGTCAGTTCCAACTATAAATGCACCTTCAAACAAACACTCTACTGTTTTTTGTAATTTTGCAAAGTTAACCTGCGCTTCTGTTGGTGGATTAAAAGTATCATCTTTTTCTATAACTTTCATAGCGCCAGTAGCAGTCTCTTTAACCTTGTATACATTGTTCATGTATGTCTTGTAGTTAAAATATAAAACTTGTACTTTATTGTTATCAGTTTCTCTACCGTAAGAGTATTTTCTCGAGTATCTACCTGATGTTTGATTATTAGAATTTAGTATTTTTTTTATTTCATCTTCTTGTAGATCTGGAAACTGCTTTACAAGTTCATTGATAGGTACATCTTTTACTTCGCCAACATAGTATATATCTTCAAAATATGGTGAGTCTGTGTACGAATATACTAAGTCGGCTGGATCAACATACTCTACAACTACACCTTCAGATCTATTAAAGCTTGTTTTAACAGCGCCTATACCTAGCACAGTTAAATCATAATTAACTCTTTTTCTTATAAGATCGTAGTTATTACCTTTAAGCAATACATTTATAGCTTGTTCTTCTGCTAGCTCTACAGCTTGTTTATATGTAAGCTGCATATGTAACTCAAGCTCTTCTTCTGTTTCTGGCAACTTGTCTTCTGGAACTGAAGATAAATCTACATTGAAAGTATCTTTGTAAAATTTGTTGAAGTCTTTTGTGCGCATTTCATCTAACATACGTTGCATATAGTCAGTGCGTTTTTGTACGCCGTAAGGATCTTGCGAGTGTGCTTTTACGTCAAAAGCTCTTTCACTCATACCGTTAACAACAATGTCAACAAACTTAGGTATAATAGGCACAGGCTTCCAGTCTAAATTTAAATAAGATAAATCACCGTTTACAGAAAGCTCATCTTTATATTTCTGTATACCTTGTTCACCTCTTGCGTATAATCTTAACTTGTGAAATGTATTTTTATTATTATAATATCTACTACTAGAATAATTGTTACCCATAGTGTTTGACTCAAACCACTCTTTTTCTATAGCTTTTGCTATTTTTAAACCATATTCAGGTAGTATTTTTTCTAAGTCGCTAACAGCTTGACTAGGAAAATAATTTTTATATACTGATTCAGCCATATTTAATTTTTAATTATTGTCGATGAATAACCATCGTTTTTATATCTAGCAATATTTATGTTTACTTTTGGTCTTTCTATTTTAGCGTTTGGCGCGTATAAATGTCTGTTGCAAGCCATTATAGCTAAACCAGAACTTATAGATGCATCAAACTTAGTTCTTTTATTTATATCAAACTTAGCCCAATCGTTCAACGTGTCATTAAAATACATCGAACCATATCTACCATTTTCTATGTGGCCAACATGATCGTTGATATACATCTCAATAGCAGCAGCATGAGCTTGTTTTATATCTTCGCTAGAGTTAGGTATACCACCTACTTCTTTTTCAGCAACAGATAATTTATTCCAAACTTTGTCAGGTCTATTCATACTAAATCCTCTATAACCTCTACGTCTCAAATAATATAGTAATCTTGGTTTGTTGTTCTCTGCAAGCAAAGGCATACCATAAAATACTAGCGCCATTAATACATCTTCAAAAAACATTTCAGCTGTTTGTGGTCTAGCTATATATTCTAGAAAAAAAGCGTTAGCAGGAGCATCTTCCATTGAAAACTTTGTTAATCCATGAAGAGATCCGTTGGATCCTCGACCATCAACAGTACCGCTAATATCATAACTATCGCAGCCAAAAGCGCCCATATGCTCATTTCCAGGATATTTTATTCCGTTCTTAATTATAACTTTGTTCTGTAGGTGTGGCTGAGGTGTCCAAGATATTTTAAATCTACCTTGTGGGTTTGGGTGGAATATTACATGGGTATCTTTAACTCCGTTAGCCCACTGAAAATTACCAGTGTTAATAACTGCAGAGCTAGTTATTCCTTCGTTGTAATCTATTTGTTCGTATATCTTAACTAAATTAAATATACTATTTTTTGTCTCATCTCTAAATGCATGTTCTTCAGTTCTTGGAAACTGCCTATAAAACTCGTTTAACGCATCTTGATCTGACTTTAATCCTTCAACTTCATTTTCCCAATGATCAATAACCCCTTGATCTATCAATTCACCGTGTGGTCCGTATACATCATCGCTAGGGTTATTAAATGTAGGTTGTCCGTATTCGTCAATAAATCCTTCAAAGTTCCATTCCATTGGCATAAACAAAGAATATAAGCCAGACTTTGTTTGTCCATTTCTATTTCTACTTGTGACGTCTGAGTCATTGTATAGTTTTTTAAAGTTATCACCGCCTTTGTCTAACGAGTTACTTGTAGAACCCATCATGCACTTGCCAACTATACGAGCACCTAGCCTTAAACAAGTTTTAGTTACTCGCCAGTTGTTTAGAATATTATCAGGTCTTTCCCACTTACCACTTTCATCGTGAACTAGCAAGTTAAGCTTTTCACCGTCATAGCTGTTGTCACCAGTGTTTTTCCAATCAATAGTAGTGTCAAGTCCAACCAGCTCTTCCTGCTTTTCGTTTGCAGTAATTTTTTTACGCGTAAACTTACTTGCAGGAACTCTATAAGCAAGTTCACTTTTAGGTCTGTCCATACCGTCTTGTATCGGTTTAAAGAAAAACGGATAGTTAACAGATATTGGCACCACTTTATCGGTAAACATTTTTTTAGCATCAGCACCACTTTTAGATAGTATTCCATATCTAGCATCACTCGATATTGTGGCTAAGTTAACAGTTTCAGCTGAGCTCATAAATGAAAAACCACTACGTCTGTTTTTTAAATAACACATACCGTAGCATCTACTATCAGCTTTACAAGCTTCCCAAAATATAAAGAACAGTCTGTTAGCTTCTCTAAAATCTGGAGCGCCAACATCAATTTTACTCCATTGCAAATACATATAGTGACTACCTGTTATATACGTAGGCTTATTGTTATTATAAAACCAAAAGCCTTCATCACGACGCTTAAACTCTTCGTCTATATAATCGTACCACTGTTCTTTTGCTTCTTCAGGGTACGACCTCCAGTCAAATATATTTTTTAGCTTGCTTAACTCTTTAGGGTATTCTACTTTTTGCCATTTGTTTTTGTCAAACATATGCACTCGTGTCGGTTCAGCCGGCAACCCAATTCGCAAACCTTGAATCTCCACCACTTGTCCAATTTTTCCAGTTTTGCTAATAATGACAATATCGTTTTCTTTATCATATCCATATTTCCATAGACGTTTTTTGTTAAGTCGACTTATAGTAGTCTTCTTAACCGGTTCAACAATTTTATATAGTGTTTGTTCGTACATTACTTAGATCTTCCTTCAGCAAAACCTTTAAACACTCTTTCTTTTTTATCTTCAGGCTCTTTACCTTCTAATATATTCTCTTCTTCTTGTATACGATTAAGTATTTCAAAAGCATCGAATATAGCTAACTTTTTAGTAGCTGCAGCGTTTTTTAATCTGTCAGCAGAAACATCATCTTCGCTGTGAGTAATAATCTGTTCTTGAGCTACTTTTATTAGTTCTTCAACAGCTTTATGCCCAGCTTGGATTATACTCTTCTTCGTCTCCTTGATATTCATATTTAATTGTAATAAATTTAGAGTAAACTCTATACAGTCTTTCTCTTTCAATAATAAACTCATATTTTGAGTTAGGTGTAAATCCTACAAGATCACCAACATTGTATGATCCATCAGAATATTTAACTATACCAACTAACGGTTTCTCTACGTCTTGTGAAAATTTGTCAGTTGACTTTATAGGTTTAACAAAGCAAAAGCCTTGCATTGGTTTCCAAGACGACAGTTTAAGTCTACTCCAGTTTGCTACTTGCTTGTAAGCAAATATTTGATCTTCACTCACAAAGTATTGATCTTCTTTAAAAAAGCTTTTACTGTTTCTCTCTTTACCTCTAGCGTCATTCCATCTTCTAAATACGTTGTGATGAACAATAACAGTGTCACCTTCTTTTATATCTGTATTAAAAGCCTTTGGCGTAGATAAAACTATAGCTTCTCTATTAACATGCTTGTGATCAAATATATCTGTGTTAGTAATTAATGACTTATCGCCAACACTTACAGTGTTATTATATCTTTCGCCTTTAGGTTTTATTATATAGTTATACGGCGACTTCACTAATACTCTAAGTTATACTCAACAGACACCGCCATGTTTTTATTAAAGTCTTTCCAAGGCATAACATCTTTATTTTTTTTAATATAAATGCTGTACTTCTCTTTCTCTTCAATTATATCACATATAGTATGACCTCCATAAACTTCTTGGCCTACAGAATAATGCATAGCATCTATTTTATAATCTTTACCTATAGTTATTTTACGAATCAGCTTGCTCATCTTGTAAGTATTTAATAGCGCCATCGCTTATGTTAATATCGATGTTGCCATATTCTTCTTTTAGTTCTTGCTGAATTTTGCCAATCATTGTTTGAAGCTGCATCACGTCGTGTAGCAGTGCGTGCTTTTGTGACTCGAGCATACCAAGCTGTTGTTGGCCTTCATTGATAGCTCTAACAACGTTTTGCATTTTGCCAAGTTGTTCTTTAGTAATTTTTTCTGGTCGAAGGTCTTTCACCTTCGGTGTTTTTCTTTTTGCCATTTTATTTAATTTAATTAGTTATTTATTTTTTAACAACGGTTTAAAGCGCCTATAGTTCCGTTGAGTATTGATATAGCGATATTATCTCCTCTATCATTAATGCCTTTGTAAACGCCGTCTGCAAGAGTAAATTTATCATTAACTCTACGTCTTGTATAAATTTTATCTCCAACGCTTATTCCTCCAAAATCATTACCACCAGGCGCTGCGTTGTGAAAAACAGTAGTATCAGGCGTAGAAAGAAGACACGCATTTAAAGGTTTATTAAGATCTGGAAAAGGAGTCATATTTATAGTTCCAGTGAAAAGACCTTTGCCTAAAACAACTTCTTTGCGTCGCTTAACAATAACAGGTTTGTTTTTACCTCTAGACTGAGCTTGTGAATTTGCGTTACCTAAAGCCATTAAAATCCGAAATAAGCGATTATACCTCCATCAGTGTCTGCAGCATTTAAGCTAACTACAGTCCATCTTCCATATATAGTCATACCAGCTGGAAACTCTATACTAGTGTCTACGACTTCACTGTTTCCGCCAGTATTACCGTTTGTAATACCAAAATATACATTATTACTTTCAGTACCACCATATACTACGGAGTTGCTAGTGTCACAAGTTAACTTATCAAAAGTAGTAGCGCCAAGCATAGTTATAGCTACTATCACCATACCATCTGGTGGAGTTAAATCTTCGCCGTTGTCGTTGTGCATGTGAGCACTACCTAACTGGCCGAAGTTATAAGCTGTTGCAGTTGAATTCATTGCCATATTTTATTTTTTTCTTTTTTTGTTAATATATTCAGGGTGAAAAATACCTCTAACGTGGTCCATTTTAGCCTCAACGTTATGCTCTATTCTATTTTCTTCTTCTTCTTTGTTTCGGTCTGTTTTCTTTTTATTAGCTACTGGACCGACTGGAGCTTTAAAAGGAAAATCATTACGTTTGTATTTCATTTTAAATCCCATTTTATTTTTCTTTTATTTGTTCGTTTTTCTTTGAGCTTCCACCGAAGAAGAAGTCTATTATTGTATTTACTTTAGCACTCATAGCACCAAATATTGTTGATATAAAGCTTATTTCAAACTCGCCTAAGTTTATAGACTTTGTTACAAAGTAATTAAACATTACAAATGTAATACCGAAATATGCTACAGTAAATAGCGTTGCTAATACTTTTTGAATAATAGCATCGTCTTTATACATATCACGCGCAGACTTACGATCTTCAACTTCTTTTGCAAAAGCTTCTTTTTCTGCATCGAGAAGTAGTTTTTTAAGAGCAAGCTTTGCTTCGTCTCTTTCTTTGTCTGTCGTAATTACTTTGTCAAGTATACCTTCGGCATTATCTACGATCTTGCCAAATAAGCCTCCTACTAAGTTGTTTATCATTATTTTGGGTTTGATAAATAAAATCTAGCACCAGCTTCTGCAAGATCAGAGTCTTCTTGCATAACAACATATTTTCTATTAGTACCAGACTCTAGTTTAATTTTACTTAAGTTACTTTCGTCTATATTATTAGTGTTTATTTTCTTTCCATCAGCATCGTATAAAAAATCTGGCATACCAGCTCCAGTAAATTGACCTACTTTAGTTCCTTGTCCAGGCCCTTTATCTTCTTTTAGCTTCATTGCAGAATGTTTAAGTTCATGAGCTCTTGCTCTTTTATTTTTACGTTGTGCTTTTTTAATCTCTCTTTTGCTTCTAAACTCATCAGTACCTTCAAAAGTTGGTTCTGGTCTTTGTAATCCTGGTAGCAACTTATCTTCAAGTTTACTCATCTTGTCGATTTTTCTCTGGGCTTTTCTATCTTTGCCCTGTCTGTTAGCGTCTTCAGCTTTATCTTGAAGCTTGTTCATGCGCTTAATTATTCTGTTTTGTTTTCTTTCGCTAACCTCTTTAGCTAATTTAGCCATTGAAGCGTTCTTCATTTTAAATGCCATAGTTATTCTGCTTTTTTAGCTCTTTGTTCCCAAGGAAACACCATGCTACCTTCTTCGTGGAACTTACCGTTGTACTTTATTTTACCGTCTTTTCTTGGATATGTTTTACCTTTGTATCTAACGTAATCATCTCCATATGACAAACCTATTTTAGGATCTGCCATATCTTTTAAATGTTGTTTTTCATGGCGTATAGCTCTTTTTTCAAGAGCACTACCAGGCTTAACATTTTTATTTATAAATATAGATCCATCTAAGTTAGCTTCTGCTACAATACCTTTATCTAGCTTTTTTCTAAATATAGGTGTTGTTTCTGAATTTTTTATACCTCTTTTTTCGTTACCTAACTTAAACGCCATACTATTATTTCATTGAGCCCATGCCGTAAGGCGTTGTTGCTTTAGTTGCTTCTCTTATAGTTTTGTGATCTTTGTGAAGCTTAGTGTGGGCTTTTTTTAGGTGTTTTACACCTTTAGCAATAGCTCCAATACCTCCTGGCGCTGTACCCATATTTCCTTTTGCGCGTTTACGTTCAGCTTCTGTCATAGGTCGTGTAGCTGCTATATCTTCTTTTTTCATAGGTGAGTTTCCAAACCCACTAAACTTTTTCATTTTAAATGCCATTATCTATTTGGATCTTTAATCATATCGTCAATAGCCTTGTTAAAGACTTTATCTGTATATGTTTTGTTATTGTAGAATACGCTACGATCTGATACTGGCATGTCTTCTTCTCCGAGTAAGATACGGTATATTCTACTTATAAGTTGGCTGCATTTAAATGAAGTTTTAAAAACGCTGTACTTAATCGTTGTTCGATTTCGATGACGCCACACTTCTATCCAGCCTAGTTTTCTTAGTTTATCCCAACGTTTCTTATCCCAACTCATAGTATAAGTACCGTCTATAAACTCTTGTCTTGTAAACCGACCTTGACAGTCTAAGAATATTAGTAATTCAAGCTCGGCATCTGTTAACCCGTAAGTCTTACAAGCCCACTTTCTAGTGAGCCTGTAATACTTTAGGATTTGTAATTCACGTAAATCGTGAGAGGTTAATCTCATTTATTACGAGTCGATAGTAATAGCTACTCCTGAAATAGTTGGCATACCAGCCGCTGTAATACTTTCAGTTAAGTCAACAACAGTATGCATTTTACCTCCGTGAGGGTGAGCGTTTAACAAGCTTGATATAGCGTTAGCTATTTGTTGACATTTGTGACCAGCAATATCTGCTTGATCGTCAAGTACTGTAGCTGAGTTTAAATGTGTTAAAACAACTTTATCAACGCCATCACCAACACCAGTTTGACCTTCAAAGTAAACTTCTGTAGTAGTAGCTGAAGCAGGGCTTACTCCAATAAATCTTGAAGCTGGCCACATACCTGCGTCGCCTGTAGCATCTGCTCCATCGCCGTCTGAGAAATATAAATAATTTTCCATTTTTCTATTTTTTATTTAGTTACAAATTAAGCGATTGCCACGCCAGTTACATTACCTTTAAACGCTTTGTGATAAACAGGAGTTTTAGTTCCAAATACAGCTGGAGAGTACGATGTACCAGCACCACCTGTAGCTGTAGTAAGTTCTTTAGCCGTTGTATCTTCTGCGTCTGCTACAACTATTACCCCGTTGTTAGCTTTATTAGGGTTAGAGTTCATGATTTCAACTAAAGCTCTCATTACCTCTTTGTGAGTGTCAGTTGCGATTGTTAAGGTTACAGTGTTTACTGTATCAGTACCTACTACATCTGCAAATGATAAAACTAAAGTAGTATCACCAGTTGGGTTAGCTCCTAAATAAGAGTTGGCCGGCACCATGATGGCTTCAGTTGTTGTTGCTACTTCTGCTTCCGCGAAGTATAAGTAAGGGCCTTTAGCCCCGATTGTTACTGCACTTGCCATTTTGTTTTAATTTTTTAAGTGATTAATAAATAATTTGTTTTAGATTTTGTGTTTAAGGATTATGGTTTATAGTTTATGTTTAATCTACTAGTACAATATCACTTGCCTTTATGACAAAATAAAGTTTATCTTTAAAATGTATACCGTGACCAGCGTGTTTGTCGTAATAAACTACGTCACCGTCTTTTATAAATTCTATTAAATTGCCAGCAGATATAACTTTACCTTTTAAATATCTGTTGTCTTCATCTAAGTCTTCTGTCATAATAAGACCTGCAACTTTTTTTTGCTCAGTCTTTATTTTATCTACGATAACGTAATGATTAACTGCCTTCATCTACTCTAGCGTTTGATATTACACAGTCTGCAGAAACGATAGTCATAACAACACTCACTGCATTTTTAAGTGCTGACTTAGTTACAAGTACAGGATCTATAATACCTTCTTCTACCATGCTAACTTCTTCGCCAGTTACAACATTAACACCTATACCTTCTTCGCTTGGAGAAGCTATAACGTTAAATCCAGCGTTAGCCATAATAGTTTTAAACGGTGATTTAATAGCTTCAAGCAATGCTTCTTCGCCCACGTTAGTGGGTTCGATTTTTTCTGAAGCATTAAAGAGTGCTATACCACCTCCAGGTACTATACCTTCTTTTAGCGCAGCCTTCGTAGCGTAAATAGCATCCTCGATCCTGTCTTTCTTTTCTTTAAGCTCCACCTTCGAGTTTGCCCCAACACGGATAATTCCAACACTACCCGATAACATAGACAGTCTTTGCTCCAGTTTCTTTTTAATAAAACCATTTTTTTCATCTGCAACCATTTTAGCTACCTGATCTATACGCTCAGATATATCTTCGTTTAATTCTTCTATAGTAGTTATTACAGTAGTCTTATCGTCTGTAGTGGCAAACTCAGCTTCACCTAAACAATCAGGCTTCATAAGATCTAAATCATCACCTAGTTCTTCGTTCATGACTGTGGCGCCTGTTAGTATAGCAAGATCTTCACATGTATCTTTTTTAGTAGGGCCAAAGCCTGGTAAGTCTACGATGTTTACTTTAATATTACCTTTAACTTTATTCATCATAAGTGTAGCTTTAACAGGTTGAGCCACTGGAGCTACAATTAATAATGCTCTATTATTCTTTATAGCATGTTCTAATATGCTTTGTATCTTACGTACGTTAGGTATTTCACTCATGCATATAAATACTAACGGATTATCAAGCTCACACTTGTGTTTATCTTTGTTAGTTACAAAGTTTGGTGACGTAAGACCACAGTCTATTTGTACACCGTCTACTACTTCTACGTAAGTTTCTTCAGTTTCTGACTCTTCCATGAGTACTACACCGTCTTTACCTACAGTTTTGTACGCTTCGGCTATAATATCGCCAAGAGTAGCGTCATTATTACACGATATAGCAGCAACATGTTGTAATGTTTCGTCAGTTACGTCTATTTTTACTGAATTTAGGTAGTCATTGACTTTTTTTAGGCCAGAATTAACGCCATCTCGCAGAACACGAGAGGCGGAGTCCTCAAATTTAGGTGAATTTACTGTATTTAGCAAGGACTCGGCTAACACAGTTGCAGTTGTAGTACCATCGCCGGCTTCTTTAACTGTGTTTTTAGCAGCTTCTTTAATAAGTGTAGCGCCGATATTCTCAACTGGATCGTAAAGAACTACACTTTCTGCAACGGTTACACCGTCTTTTGTAATAACTGGCATACCTCTTGCATCTTCGTAGATTACGCACTTACCAGAGGCGCCTAATGTTGATTTAACTGCGCTGGCTAACTTGGTTACACCAGCTGTAATTTTGGTTTTAGCGTCCTCACCAAAGTTTAATTCTTTGATGAGGAGACTAGGATTGTTGTACTCCATTTGATTTAATTTAATTTAATTTATTTGAGTTTATTTATTGAAGGTTTTCACTACTTTTGGGCCTTTTGTGGCTTCTAGTTTCTTGCTAAAGTGCTCGATGCTACCATCAATTGCAGATTCAGCGCCTTCTAAAGTTTCTCTACGCGTAACATCTGACCACTTATCGTCATCTTCAGGGTGATTAACTTCAGTTTGGTAATAACCGTTAGGCAATTGTACTATACGCCAGTTTTCTTTGTTGGCTAAGTGCTTCCATTGCTCTTTGGTTTTGTCGTTTACTTGTGGATTACCGGTCCACGTACTAGTTTTGTAATACAAATACGTCATTTTAATTGGTTTTATTTATTGGTTAATAATTAGTTTTAAAATTTTGCTGTAACGCTAGGCTTTCTTAGTTTTTTACCAGTCTGCTTTACAGGCTTTACTTTATTGTTTTTAAGTGCTGGCTGTTGAACCCCTTTAGGATTTTTAGGTTTTTGCTCTTTACGAACTGCTTTTACCATCGTCATCGGGCTTTCTACTCCAGCTTTTCCTAGCTTTTTAGCTGCCTTTCTTCTTTTTCTATCGCCTCTCTTTGAAGTATCGCCAGCTGCTTTTCTCATTTTTCTTTCTGCTGCAGCTATTTTTCTAGCGCCTCTACCACCTTCTCTTTTAATAGCTGTTATTTGATCAGCTGTACTAGGTTTTCTAGGAGTTGTTACTTTAGCTAATTTATTACCTTTTTCTCCGCCCTCTCTACGAGCTATTTTTTTAGGTTTAGCTAACTTTTCTAACTCTTTTCTATCTCCGCCAGTAAACTTGTCCGCCGCTTTAGTAGGCTCAGTTGTTCCGTACTTTTTTTGATTATAACGCTTAGCTTTACTTATAAAATCTTCTTTGCTTTCAAACTTACTTTTTTGCGCTTCGGTCATATCGTTCCAAGCTTGGCTGTAAGTTTTTTTTACTGGACTATCATCTTTCATTTTAGCACCAGACTTCATATCATTAGCACCTTTACCGTCTACAGCAAAATCAGGGACCATCTTGCCATCAGGACCTTTTACCATGTTCATCTTTTGCTTAGCAGGTGAAGGTTTTTTTAACTTAGTAGCTGATTTATGACCCATCTTCATAGAAGATTCTTTTTTCATTTTCATTGGCTCACCTTTTTTCATTTTCATTGGCTCACCTTTCTTCATCTTGCTTGGCGCAGCTTCAATTGCTTTCTTTAAACCTTCGTTTAAATTTTTCTGATTACCAACAAGTTCTTTCTCCATAGGAGACTTTTTCATCTTCATGGCAGCTTTTTCTTTTAGCTTAGCCATAGACTCTTTTTTCATTTTCATTGCAGCTTCTTTTTTCATTTTAGCTGCTGATTCCATCTTCATCTTCATAGCTACACGGTTATCACCCGCTGCTTTAGTAAGCTTAGCCATAGATGGATTTTTCATTTTAAATGCCATTGTTTTGTTTTTTTAAATTACGTAATTATTTTTCTCCACCTTGTCTAGACTTATATTCTGCTGAAAGCTTCTTATCTTCTAAGGCATCTAACATTTTATAAGTGATAGGTCTTCCGTTGTATGTCGGTTGTCCTTTGCTATTAAATTTAATCTGATATTCTCCCTCATAGCCAAATGCATGCTGCGAAAATAAATCAACAAGCTTTCTCTTTTGATCTGCTTGGCTAAGATAATTAGATTTAATGACATCGTTTGGTTTTCCACTGTCAAAACCTTCCGCTTCAATTATATTAGCATCTGCTTTTATCTCTCTATCTGTTTTTGCTCCTGGAGGTGTTGTTTTTTCTCTGTCTTTCTGAGTCTCTTTATAGTCAGTTACATCTTCACCTGTAAGAACTATTTTACTCTCGTAAGCGTCTTCATTATATCCTGGCGCGTCTTCACCGCCTCCGGTACGACCTATGTTCATTTCAGTTACATTTGTGCCTTTAGTATCAATTGAAGGCTTTGTGCCACCGTATTTTTCTCTATACTCAGCGTCAGACATGTTTCTAATATCTTCAAACTCTTCTTTAGATATTTCTCTTCTTGTTTCTTCTCCCGTAACTGCGTCTACGTTGAACAGCTGTATATCAGTTCTCTTTAGTGCTGACTTCATCTTCATAGCGGCTCTAGGATCTCCTGCCATTTTAGCGGCTGCACCCATCATAGGGTTTTTCATTTTAAATGCCATTTTATATTTTTTTTAAGTTATAACGTTATACAATAGTAATCACACATAAAAAAAGTTATTATATATTTTAGAGTAAAGTGTAGCCCCCCTCCCCCCCCTGGCCCCCCTTTGTTTACAAAACGCTTTTTGCATTACCAGCCCCGCTTTGCTTTTTACGTTTGCGCAAATGGTTTTAGCGTTTAATCGTTTTATAGCATTGTCACTATGTAACTATTAAAACTATTTTCTGTAGATATTTTCACGTTTTTGTTACAAATTAGTTACGACAGTATCTGGATAATAATAATGTAAATAAAATATATAACTTAAACTAAATTATTATGTCACAAGAAACATTAACTAAAAAAAGATTTGTAATATCAAAGTCACTAATCGGTAAAAATGTATTAATTACTTTTACAAATAAAAAAGGTGAAACATATACTTACGACCACGATGCAGTGTATAGTGCAAATCAAGAAAAGTTTGAAACAATGAACTGTTTTCAAAAGTATGGTAATTACACAAATAGTAATAATGTTCCAACATTTGGTCGCGAGTACACAGTGTAAAAACTGTGACACTTGCCACCTACTATACTTTACTTAACTACCTAATGTCACACTATTATGATACATGATTTAATAATACTAATAATACTTGGAATTACTTTACAATATATTGAAATACAAATTGTAAATAGAGAGAGGTAGTGGATTACCTCAACACTAAAATTATCACATAAACAATTATACTACTTTTACAGATTAAATACTATACTTGTTGGATAATATAAATGAAATTAATAACTATTAAAAATTAAATACTATGATTGTACAAAATACTAAATATAATATCAATGTTACTAAGTACACAATTGGTTTACTTGAAGGTCACATTACTCAACAAGAATTTGAGTTACTATGTCTAATACCAAAGTCACAATCAAAAGTTACTCATAAATATTCTGAAGAAGAATTACTTGATGAAATGAATTACTACAAAAATATTTATGATAAAGACATGTACAAGTATTACCAACTTGAGTTACTTAAAATACAAGACTAATACGACACTTGTTGGATAATATATATGAATTTAAACTAATAAAATAATATACTATGTCAAACTTTAAATCAGACTCATCAACTAATATAATTAAATTAAATAACCAAACTTATATTCCATTTCAACTTCACCAATTACCGAAGTACTATAATGAAATACCTTTATCAGAACAATTTAATTTAAAAGGTTACTGTTATATTAAACTAACTTCTTTAAAATCTCACAACAAAGATATTCATACTTTAAATAAAGATTTAGACTATAAACTAAGAAGATAACAAACTAAATACGACAGGTATTGGATAATATAAATGAACTTAATAAAATAAATAATATGTCAAAGAAAATAATTAATAAGGTAGTAGATGAAACAGTAGATACTATAATAGATAAAATAGATGAAGTACTAGTAGACTATATGTTTGAGTATGGTATCGAAAAATATGAAGAGTCAAATGATAAATTCTTTAATGATAAAGAAGAGATGTTTGTACAGGTAATAAAAGAATTAAATAACAGAATAAATAATAAGTAATATGTCAACATTTAGAAGTATAAAAGTAAAAAGACAAGTTAAACAACAAAAGTTAAACT